GCAATTTAGGTACTTTCTATTTCTATCCTGACAGTTCAGACGACACAATCACATTTAGCGCGGAGTTGTAAAATGACAATAACTTACAAAGAAGTAACAGGCGAGTTTGGCTGGGAATACATTGAACGCACAAATGAGGACGGGTCAATTTCGATCATTCCTAAAGATTTGGGCAACTCAGATTATCAACGCTATCTAAACCCAGAAGCGGAACAATCCACACCGAGTTTAGCGGTCGATGCTAAAGAGCTATAACGGATACCCGGCCTCTAAAGATCCGGACGAGATTAAAATAAAGTCCTACCCTGTAAAGGGTACGGATCGTAAGCTTAGGTGCGCCGAAAGTGTTGGGCCTCTTTTGGCCGCCTTTGCTTCAGAGTTTCACGAGCTGATTGAGCCGATAGACGAGGGCACTTTTGACGACTGGGCTTATGCCTTTCGTATGGTGCGAGGTACTACCGATAAGCTCTCGTGCCACTCAAGTGGTACAGCTATCGATCTCAATGCAACCAAACACCCTCTCGGTAAGGTTGGCACTTTTCCAGCTGAAAAGGTACCGATGATCCGGGCCCTATCTAAAAAGTACGGCCTCAAGTGGGGCGGCGATTTTAAGAGCAGAGCCGATGAGATGCACTGGGAAGTGGAAGTAACACCGGCCAAGGCTAAAGCCTTAATCGCTAGTTTAGGTTTATAGTTAGATAAATCCTTAAGGGCACTAAGGAGCTACACAATGAAAGAGCAGGCAATCGCAGCGGCTAAATCGTACGGCCGTGCAGCACTAGCAAGTGCAGCAGCGCTATATATGTCAGGTATCACCGATCCAAAAGTATTGGCTAACGCGTTCATCGCTGGGCTAATCGGGCCATTACTAAAAGCTTTGCAACCGTCGGAGAAGCAATTAGGCGTAGGCGCTAAGTAATGGAACAAGCCCAGCTTTTAGTCGGTATTACCTTGGGGGGTCTTACCATTTTGGGGTTAGGGGCTGGGCTTATCCGTCATTTTGTAAAGTTTTATCTTTCTGAGTTAAAGCCCGACGGCAACGGAGGACATAACCTACGAGGGCGCATCGATCACATCGAGGTACGGCAGGAGCGTATGGATGTAAAGATCGACAAGATATACGAGATATTGCTAGAGACACGCCTAGCGCGATAGTTGCATTTTGTCAGCCCTTAGCCTCATACTGATATAACACCGCCGAGAGGGCTACTCGGGTAGTAGCTTAATCGGCCTTAACAAAGGGCGATATATGAACAGTGCAGACATTTTAATAAGCCTTGCCGCTTGCGGTATGGGCTTTATGTTTATGGTAATTGGCTACTCGATAGGCTGGAAGCAAGGCCACGGCGAGGGCTATGTAAGAGGGCGCGCAATCGCTCAAGCTCTGAAAGACAAGGAGCTAATCTAATGAACGACTTTAGAGATCCTCTTATTAACTTTGCTATGGATCGAGGCATACAGCCTACGGCGATACTTTACGTAAACCTCACGCCTCAAGGTGTCGAGTACGCATACATCGAGGACGAGAAAACGATTAGTGTAAAGGAGCCGGTTAAATGGGATTTCTAGACAATTACGAGGATGTAAACGCGCGTATTAAGCGCTTTAGGTTAGAGTTTCCCACCGGGCGTTTAATAGCTTACATCGAGGATATTGACGTAACCAAGGGTACTATTTTGGTTAAAGCCGAGGCCTATCGTGAGTACGAGGATGTTGTACCTAGCGCTGTCGATTATGCGTTTGGCAACGTATCAACCTATCCAAACAATATGAAAAAATGGTTTATAGAGGACACAATTACCTCAGCTTACGGCCGGGTTATCGGCCTATTAACTCCAAGCCTTGAGCATAACGCGAGGCCTACGGTTCAGGATATGCAAAAGGTCGAGACATTACCTACCGACTCGGATCCCTGGAGTACAAGAGCTGCAATAGAGGATATGCCTACTATGGCCACTGCTATCGGTGAGATCGAGCAAAGCCTAGGCGGTGCCTTGGTAGCCGAAGCCCCTCGATGCTCTCACGGCACAATGATATGGAAGCAGGCAGCAGCTGGATCGCCTAAAAACTGGGGCGGCTACTTTTGCACCGAGCGTACAAAGGCTACGCAGTGCGCCCCTAATTGGCACGTATTGGCCAGTGACGGAAAATGGAAGCCTCAAGTATGACCGAGCAGAGCCTCTTTGATTACATAAAGGGTAAATACCTGGAGGATCTAGAGAAGTCAGGCGATGCGTTTGAGTACATCGATGCCACTAGTAACGGCTATAGGCTCAAGATAGAGCTCAAGTGCAGGCACACACACTATGACGAGCTTATCCTGGAAAAGGATAAATACGAGTCATTAGTACAAACTGCCGACAAACTTGGCTATACGCCGTTTTATATTAACTCAACGCCTCAAGGCATATACGCGTTTAACCTACGCAAAATTACGGTTACCTGGACTACAAAGCGTTTACCAGCTAGTACCTTTAATAAGGCTCCAGCTATTGATAAAGAGGTAACGCTTTTACATATTGATAAGGCGGTTAAATTGTAATGGGAGAATTAACGTTTATTAAGGACGGCTTTGCCACGACTATCCACGACAATGGCGATATGACCGTAGTAAAGATGGATCAGTGCGATCAGTGCCACGAGTGGGTATCAAGCTCAGGAGGGCTAGAGATTCGAGACGTAGGCCAAGAGGTCGTAATATGGCTGTGTGCAGAATGCAGGGCCTAAATGACTACATATAAGTACGAGTGCCGTAAGTGTAAGAAAATTACGGATCAGATCGAGCGGATTATCACCGATAACCTACCGCCTAATGTAAAGACTTTGCAGTGTACTAAATGCGGAGTTATGGGCGTTTGCCTTATGGAGGCTCAAGATGCCGACATATGAGTATGAATGCATTAGCTGCAGTATTCGCTACGAGATAACCGAGAAGCTAGCAGAGCACACTACGCCGTATTGCTGCAGCTTTGCGATGAGGCAGGTATATCACGCCCCAGGTATCAGCTTTAAGGGTACAGGCTGGGGTAAAGATGCTTAAAATAGGATCTCTTTGCACAGGTTATGGTGGTCTTGATATGGCCGTAGAGGCTTACTTTCAAGCTGAGACTATATGGACTTGTGAATTTGATAAACACGCTAGCAAAGTAATCGAAAAGCGAATTGACAAACCTAATTATGGCAATCTAAAAACTACGAATTGGGATGAAGTTGAGCCTATTGATATTTTAACTGCTGGATACCCTTGCCAGCCTTTTAGCCAAGCAGGACTTAGGAAAGGTACAGAGGATGAGCGGCATTTATGGCCTTACATTAAAGAAATTATTAGGAAACTACGACCAAGCTACGTTATCTTGGAAAACGTACGAGGACATTTTGGACTTGGGTTTAGAGAAGTCCTCAGTGGACTTACCGCTATCGGGTATGACGCGAGATGGACTCTTATACGAGCTAGTGAGGTCGGTGCGCCACACCGGCGAGAGCGACTATTTATCCTTGCCTACCCCAATAGCACACGATGGCCACGAGCCAAGCCCAGCGACTTACAAACGCCACAGCCCAGGAATAGCAGCAGTACTAATAAGCCATTTACTGCCTACGCCGAAAACAGGGGCGATGGATGCTTGCTCAGCAGAATACAAGAGAGTGACACCAAGCTTGGGAGCAGTCTTGATGCCATTAGATCCATCTACAGCCAAGAAATACCGCCTCCATTGGATAAAGGTAGATTAAATGTTCAGTTTGTTGAGTATATGATGGGTTTGCCTAAAGGTTGGGTAACCGATATAGATTTACCTCGATCACAAAAGTTAAAAATATTAGGTAATGGGGTAGTACCTCAGCAAGCCTATAGAGCTATAGAATTGCTACACAATGTTAAATAGTTATCCACAGGAGTTATCAACAGGTGTTAATAACCTGTGGACGACACGCAGGCAGTACGCTCAAGTTATCCACATATTTGCGATGTATTTGACTATAGGAGTACGCTCCATACTCGCTGGCGAGCCGCTGAGGCGGATAGCTCGCAGGCGTAGTCTGGTGCTTTTGGCCGGGCTATTGCTATTTACCAATATGCCTAATGCCTCAGCCATTAACACGCCAAGAGATATAAACAACTATAAACTCTATGCACATATGAAGCTATTAGATGCAAAGCAGTATCGATGCTTAGAGCTGTTATGGACACGTGAGAGTAGATGGGATCCAAGAGCAGATAACCCTAAGAGCAGTGCTTATGGAATACCTCAACTACTTAAGCTAAAAGAAAAGGATCCATATAAGCAGATAGACAGAGGCCTTAAGTACATAAGCCACAGGCACTCTACGCCGTGCCAAGCGTGGGAGCATCATAAGAGGACTGGTCATTACTAATGACTAGCGTTATGCCTAAGGATCCAAGAGATAGCAGGCACTACCGTAAGCGCAGGCTTGCCGTACTAGCTAGAGATGGGTACGTCTGTGCCTATTGTGGACAAGATGCCACCACCGTGGATCACATAGTAAGTATCAAAGCTGGAGGCGATCCTCTAAGCCTTGAGAATTTAATCGCTTGCTGTAAGCGCTGTAATAGCGCGAAAGGTTCACGCTCACAAGCGGTT